GAAGAAATGGAATTGTGTAGAGAACATACCCAAACTGCTAACACATTTATTAAGGAAAAAGCAACCGAGGTGAACACTTTAACAGCAAAAAATGATTCGCTTGAGTCTGAGAACAAACTACTTAAAAAGCAAAATAACAATCTTACTAATGTTGCCATGTCACAGGCGAACAATAGTGCGGAGTTTTTTAAGCAAGCTGGTTACTCAAACAAAAAGCAACCTGTTAAAAAAGTTGTTACTAAAAGAAAGGTTGTAAAAAGTAAAAAGGAAATCGTTGCAAACAACATAGGAAAAAATGTAGGGAAAATTGTTTCAAAGAAGAAAACATTTGTTCCAAAGAAAACTGTTGTTTCAAATTATATCAAGCCAAAAGCAACTCGGTGGAATAAACCAGAACAAAGTAAAATTGCTAAAACTAATACAACTGTTGAGGATTTGACAAACTTTAAAGGTTGTGTTATAACGATGTTTGGCGGACTAGAACCAGGTACACCTTGTAGTAACGACACTAATAGATACGAAGGTGAAGTTGCACGTTTTCCAGCTTATAATTCTGCGGGTAATTATACTCGTCATTATTATTACGCACACGGAAACGGAATTTTGTATAGTGCCGAAAGAGATAAAAAGATTATGGAAGGCATCTTCCGTCAAGGAAACTTTATTTCTGGAAGTTACTACGATTCACAAACAGGTAAGTTATTTAATCCGAAGCAAAATGTGTCATTTACTAGTAATAGGAATGTGGTTACACACAATACTAATACTTACGTAAGTGGTCAGCGTCGGGGAACCCAAACACTTAATAACTAAGAGGTAATATGATAGAATTAATCTTATTCGCAACATGGATGTCGACTATAGGAATCATATTAAAAGCATTTATGCACTTTGATTCAAAGCCTTTAGAGGATCTATCGTTCCAGCCTGAATTTGATCGTATAGATTTGTAGTTTCTTGTTTTTCAAGCTCGGTCATTCCTGTTAACCAAAGTTGTACTTCACGGTAATAGGATAATCGAGCTTGCCTTTTTTGCTCAGTCGTAGGACTGCTCGCCACACTAGGAAAATTACTAGGATAATTTGCCCGCATATATTGTATACCTTCATTACGAAGCCACGCCGTAGGTATAACATCTCCATACTCTCCTAATGCATATATTTTTGCTTCTTTAAAGTTCCGTTGCCGATTAATTGAAGTATCCATTAATATATTAGTAAAATTACTTGCAGTTCCAGATATAAATGCTGTTTGTATATCATATATTCCTGAATTACCAATAAGAGTAGAAAGATTTTTATCAAAAAAGTACAAACTTACTAGTACATCAAATTGATTTTGGGTACATTTTGTAGTAGCAGGATAGAAATTTTTAGTATAGATAGTTGCATCAGCAACATCTCTTTCAAATACAGTATATGCTTCGGCGGCAGTTAATCCATATTCGAAATTCAATGTAGTGTTATGATAACCTTGTTGATATGCGCCATTTTGATATATTCTTACAGGACGATAGCGTACTTGTGACAATATAAACGACTTGCCTGTAGTACTTAAACTAAAACTAGATACTAATGCAGACGTGGTAGTATCGACAGTTGTAGATGCTGTAAAAATACTAAAATCAGTTACTGGTGCTACTGTTATCATTAAAATATTCCTTGACTAAATTCCATTCTTGCGGACATGATTGTTCAAATGATACATTTCTTATTTTATTATATGTTTTAGTATATCGAACAAGCATTCTACTATTTTGTTTTATTATTTCGGGATCAGTTTCCTTAGACAAATAATTAATAACATTCTTAACCATATGTTTGTGATTTATGTTATTAAGTTTGTCTTTTCCTTTAATATAGTATTCTTTTAATTCCTTTTTCATTGAATCTGTTAAACAATCAACACTTAAATATGATTTGCCGAATACAAACGCTCCCTGGGTACATACTATATTTAATGACTCGGCCCACTTCAAAATTTCAAAATAATTGAATGCATTATGTAATTGAAATGTTGGATTAACTGTTATATCCATGTTATACTTTAATAATAACTTTATATTTTCTTCGACTAATTTCCATCTTGCTGGATATCTTATATATTCATAATTACTATTGATACCATCTAAACTAACATTTATGTGTACACAAGGATTAAATCTTGCAAAAATGTTTGTTATCATTTCCTCAGTAATTTTAGTTCCATTTGTAATTATAGAATTACTAGTATTAGTTGGTAATTTTTTTAAAAATTCTATGTATGTTTCATTAAGTAATGGTTCGCCACCCGTTACTTTAAGATATTTTATTGAACTTACTACATTGTTAAAATCATTCCAAAAAGTATTTTCAATAGGCCAGTCCATAGTAGATTGATCAATTTCGTTATGCGGATAGTAAGGTAGGTGTTTATGTCTTTTTGCTTCTTTGTTTATTTGCGAACTCTTTGTTGAATCACACATTATACATGTTAAATTACATAAATTGCCAAACTTAATATCCCAACTAAACGGAGGATGAGCCATAACATCATTGTTTTTAACTGATTCTATATTATCATCAATGATTTGTTTTTCTTCCTGACTTAAATCATTTGTAACTTTATGTAATATTTGCATACGTTCAGATGTTATATTTTTATCTTCAAAGTCCCAACAAGTTTTACATTCGTTTGGTCGTTCACCAAGTAGTAGTTCTTTACGTATCTTATTAAGTTTTTTACTATTCCAATAATCATTAATTGGTTGATTCACTCTAGAATCCATCGGTGGAATAGTTTTATTGTGCCTAGCACTTACACAACATAAAGTTTTTGCTCCATCTGTATCAATTGCTATATGCGAAAACGGATAAGGGCAATATGTTTTACTATGCATCTATTTCTCTTGCAAATACTTCAATTGATTCTTCTAAAGTTAAACTTACTGGTTTATTGTTACTATTAAACCAATGTTTGTTACTCACAGGTTTGAAGTCTTTTATTTGCCCGTAGTATTTTAGTTTAGTTCTTGTTATAAAAAGTCCTAAGCCATCCATTGTGCCATCTTTAAAAACACCATATACTTTAGCACCCGATCGCCATTCTGTAATTCCTATACCGTTTTCTAACTTATCTTTAAAGACTCCGGCATGTTTTCTATCACTGTAATGTTTAACCCCAAGTCCATCATTGAAGTTTCCTGCCTCACTCAGCATAGATAGCACCAGTTTGTTTTTCATATCGTACCTTATCTTCTTCTGTTAATTTACCTTCGCACCAAGTGCCAAAAAAGGATGTGCAATTACTAAAACGTAATTCTCCTTTTCCGTGGTATAATCCGTTTTTAAATGTTCCCCTATGTATAACCGGACCTCCTGGACCTTCTGGATTATAACGTACACCATTACCATTAGGTAGGTTATTAGCAAACTCACCTTCAAAGACATTATTATGTTTTGCCTTAAAAAATGTTCCTTTGCCGTGTTTTTTATTATGTTTAAATTCGCCTTCGTATCTGTATCCATCTGGTTTAGTAAAAATACCCCAGCCATGTCGTTGCCCGTTAACCCAGTCTCCTTGATAACATATTCCGTTAAGTGCAATTAAGGTACCAAACCCTTCAAACTTTTCATTGCTACCGATCCATATAGGCAGTTCAACAGGATTATCATATCTATCAACCCAAAACCCTTTACTTTCAATCGGCATCCATTGTCGGCTTACTTCACCTATCCACGTATAACCGAAACTTGTTTTAAACATTGCAAAGCCATCGGGTTTAGTTTTTTTAAATTCTCCTATGTACCAAGTCTCTTCATCATAAGAATTTTTAGCGGGCCAAACATAAATGCCGTTACCATCTTTATCATTGCCTTTTCGATCAATAGCATACGTTTCTCCTGAACTTCTATGTACAACAGATATGCCTACTAAATGCCCATCATCAAACTCGCCAGCGCCGTGTGTACCGTCGGCTAATTCAAAAAATCCAAGTCCGTGTTCACGATTATGCTCGTTAACATCTCCTGTATATGTACGTATTCCTCGGGGTGTATTACTTTGTTTAGATGCCATTACTATTGGGTGACATGGCCTTTCCACGGCTCATGTTCGGGTACTTTTCCTGCTATGCTAGAAGTTATATTTTTATTTTCACTTAAAGAATTAGGTGATAATTTTTCAGCCGCAGTTGCTGGAGGTCCATTCATGTCAATTCTTTGTGCTGTTTCGCGATAATGACCACCACATTTTATGTTACCATCAGCATCAGTTGTTATTAACATATTACCACCAGATTGGATATTCATTGATTCAACACTTTCAAGATGCATTTTAGAAAGTGCTTTTATTCCGACAATATTATCTGCTTGCAAACGTATATCTTGATTAGCATGTATGTTAACATTGGCTTCACTATGTATGTTGATATTATTCTGTGCATACATATTGATTTGGCCTTCACTATCCATTTCAACCCAACTGCTACCATCTTTATTAATAATGTAAATAAAACCATTTGTATCATTTATATAAATTTGAGCACCATTGGCAGTACGTAAACGTATACCGCTATCAGGATCTTCATCATCCATAACAAACTGATGTTGTCCTGGACTTAGTATTCCTAATACTTTACTTGGGCTTTCACGTCTTGCTCCGCTAGTTGTTAATCCACGTACTTTATCTTTTTCAAGGCCCTGTAATGTAAGGGCATCTTTCATTGGATCATGAGCAGGAAATGTTGTTTCTTTTTTACCTTGTTCGGATCTATTTTTGTTTACTGCAGGAAATTCGCCTGCTGAAGTATTACCATAAGGAATACCTGGAACGGGTTGATTTGTACCTGCTTGATATATACATGCAAACCAAAAACCATATCCTTGACTTTCATTAGGTAAACAACACAACACCCAATTATTAATATCCGGAGGTGTGGCCCAGAAACCATAGCTTTTTTGCGTAGCATCATATGTTTTACCTGGCGTAACTTTATATTCATCGGTTGCACCAGCAAACGGACTGGCATATAATAAAGTTCGCCAATTTTTTTCCTCTTTTTCTAACGAACCTAAAGACGGTATCCACGCTCTAACTCTTCCATGAAGTTCGGAATCTTCGGTATCTTTTATTTTAGCAACAAAGATACCAGGCATTAGGTTATGATTTTGAAAATTCTTTGGTACGTTTTTTGAGTGTTTTGTTTGCATCTTATTCCGTTCTATCTAATACTGGTACAACAATTCCTTGTTTAATTTGTTGTTCAATAAGTCGTACATTTATCGAATTATCCCTGTATCCATATAAATGTTGTGTAAATTGCCCACTGCTAAATCTACTTATTACTTGGGTAACACAATATATTGATTCTAATCCGTTTGCTTCTTTAACCCACGGTTCAGGAATTATTGCATTATTTTCAGCTGAGGCTTGCTCTCCGCCTTCTAAGCCCATATCTGGTAATTTACCACTACTTTCAGTTGGTGTTGTAGCACTACTACTCATATCCATGCCCGATAAAGATGTTGATGGAAAATTCATCATAATAAAAAACATATTAGAACCTAACTCAAAATCTGCAGATTGCTGACTTCTTGCACCAGGATCCATTTCCGGGCTTCGGATACTGTTCGGAGCTCCGAACCAATATGGATCACCAGTAATTTCTATATCAATATTTGCTAATTCCTTCAACTGACTTAGGTTTATTATAGTAGTATTAAATATTGCTCTACCTCTATGTCTTGATCCTGGAAATCCGGAAACTTCATTCTGACTTTCTATAGGCTGAGATATATATTTTACAGGATAATTATTTACTTCTTGTAAATAATTTTGATCTTCCTGAAACATTTCAGCATACCTTAATCCTGAGACTCTGTCTTTATTTGAAGTATTTGGTGCAGACATTTGTTTCTTACTTGTGCTAACACTACTAGACAGTTCATCAAATTTATTATTTCGTTTTTTAATTTTATCTTCTTTTGTTGCAGATGCACCGGCTGCCTCATTTGGATTTCCGCTTTTTTGTTTTGCGTCCGCCGATTTAATCTCAGCAGTTAGTTGTTTTATATCTTCTCTAAGTTGCTCTTCCTTATGAGATTTATCCTGATCAAATTTATATCCAGGAAGATCAGTAAGAGTAGAACCTCCATATATAGGCTGTATTGCAAAATATGCATTATTTAAATTTAAATTAAAGTTTAACACATTGTTGTTCAGTCCAGTATTTGTATAAGCGTATACTTTTTTTAATAGTTTTGACTTTTTATATTTTGATAATCTTACAGAGCTTTGTGATTTATCACCAATATTTGGATTCATTGTCCGTGCTTGTGAAGCATCGACTTTAGGTTCTAAATGGCTAATAATTTTATAAATGTATTTCTTAGAATAATCCTGTCTAAATGCATCAAATTCTCCGTATTCAGTATCTGTTTGAACTCTATAAAACTTTTTAATTGTTCGCAAATTCTGCTTATCAGTTTTATTTCTATCTGACTGTTCTCCGCTTGAGCTTTGATCACTTAATAGTTTTTGAAAAGTAGTAGTTGCACCTAGTGCCGTACCTAGCACATCAGGAACAAACGTTCCTTTATCTATTGTTATTGTTAATTTTGTTGAATCTGTTGTTGATCTAGCAAATGGATCTTGTCTATCAGGATCGTCGGTATTCTCAAATTTCCAATTTTTCCATTCTTCAGGGTATATAATTTCATATGAATCCGGTACAAGTACTGATAAGTCTTTCTCGTTTTCACATGTATTGTTTAATGCTTCTTCAAATCCATCTATAAAGTCTTCAAAAGTAGAAACTTTATCAATAGTTAATCCATCACTTATTCGTGAAGCCGAACTTTCAAGTGCTTGTTGCCCTATTTCTACAAATTCTAAACTGTATGTTGCTCCGCCTGGTTGTATGTTTGATGTGATGTTAGTAACTTTTACTGGCCAAGTATAAGGAAAAATTCGCATAAGTTCGCCGCCAATTTCGGGCTCGTCTTCAGCAACAAAATGAACTGATAACAAGTAAGTTGCTTCCATATGATTTTTAATATTAAGAGCCGAGGCGGATCTTAAAATAGAATCATATAAACTTACCCCTCCGGGTTCAGTTATACTAATTGTACCTCGTAATCCAAATGCAGATCGTAAGTGACCTGACCAGCTTACTGTATGCGTTATTTCAACGGTATCTATAACATATCGAGCAGTTGATCCTGATTCAGTTATAATAATACCTTTAGTGTAATCTAGTTGCTTGACGTCAACAGGATGAACCATTGTTAAACGTAAAAAGTAATTGTATCTGAGATTTTCTAGTACACCACCAATTGTTAGACTTTGTTCCTCGGCGGCAGCTTCTTGGTATCGTGCGGCATCCTTATGTGTGGAGGACATTAACCCCTCCTTACATCACTAGGATTGTATACCTCAATTTCTAGTCCTGACACAAAATCCCAAATAGGATCATTCAATTTATCAGGATTTAAATATGCAAACGTCCACCACAATCTAGATGAACCATATAACTCATGTGCTAATAAATCCGGACGATTTACGTGTTTTGATAAGATAACATGTTTATACTCTCGTCCTGTTTTTTCTAAAGATTGAGGAGGTTCCCATATATCAAGGTACTTGTAATTAATATTAGTATCGGCATAATTGCTAGTAGTTTTATACATTAAATAAACCCTCTTCCCATTAGTTCACCATTTGCAAATTTTTGCATACTCCATTCACGTACTGGTTTACCAGGCAAATATTGTGGAAGTAGATCAACGAACATTGTTGTTGATACTGGTATCTTTTGTGTATAAACACCTTCAGAGGCACCAGTTGATGCAGGGAATTCTATTTCAATATAATCAACAGCCTGCTCTAAAGAAAATGTAAATGTACCAACTACAATTGGAACATTTTTAAATAATAAATCACCATATGCATTAAAATATAAAATTGGAGGAGGAGCACCTCTAAACACATCTTGTGTTCCAAATCTCATTTTTGTTACAGTTCTAAAAAAATGTATTACTGCAAATGTATATCTTGCTTCTTCAACTGATTGACTTATGAATTGGGCACTGAGTTGAATCGGCCCTGGAGCTGATCCACTATATGCTTGATATTGATAATTTGTATGCGTTAATTGATTCGGCTGATAGTTTGCTGAAGTACTTGTAGTTATTGAAGGTGTGTATGGAAACAGTACTCTATTACCTAATTTTTTTAACGGAGCAAAAATAGGGCTCTCATCCATTATCTTTTGAAAGTATTGGGGTGTTTTAATATATACTCGTGAATCTCTAGCCATTTAATCTCTCATTAATTAAATTATAAACGCTTTCGTTAAATCTACCAAAGAAGTGAGTAAACAATTTTTGTTTTGCTTCTTCTGTTCCTAATGTTAACATACCATCTCTAAAATTTGTACCTGACATTGCTTCAAAATTTGATAATCCAGTATATATGTACGCTCGATGTTCTTTCCCATCAATATAGTTTGGTTCAAGTTTTATACCAGGCGTATACTCTTGCAGTACCCTGCCTGGACGAAGTCTTCCTTTATCTTTATCACTAAAAGCAAGTATTAATGCAGTTGTTTCTCTGTTACGTTTTGCTCTACTCATATCAGGTCTATAAGGTTGAGTGTTAATAACATGATCCTCAGATATATTAAACATGGTATGCATTATAAACTGCTTCTCTTCAAATGTAAATGGGTCTATACTATAGTCATTTTCACCATGTGCCGCCTGTGCTTTGTTGCCAAATGTAGTGGCGATAAATACGTTTTCAGGGCTAAACTTTTCTTGTAAACTTTGAAATAACCCGAAGTGACCTTTATGCATAGGCTGGAAACGACCACCATAAAAGACAACGTATTCTATATTATTTTCTACAACTTCAATAATTTGCATCTAGGCTTTCCTTTTAAATATTTATCCGTTGCTTTTTGGTGGGTTTTACTGTATAATATAAGGAACATATTATTATGAGAAAAAAAATGAAAAAGCAAATAATAGCAACAAAATCTAATTCAAAGACGGATCCAAAAAAGAAACCCAAAAAGTATCTAACAAATAAAAATCTTCTTGCTCAAATACATTTATCTAAAAAAACATACTGTTGGTTTAGAAATGACAAATATGCAGATTTTGATATAATTTTACCTTCGTTAGAAAAAATAAACATGCGAACAACCAAACAAGCAAAGGATGTTCGTAGAGTGAAACTAGCGTTACTAGATATAAAAGTTCCTGAGAAAGAACTTAAAAATCATGTAATTTATAGAGTAACAGATTACACACATATTCCACCAAAGGAAAAACTAAAAAAGAATCCTAAAACTGAAGCCGATTATCACGTTAAAGTTAACTTTCCAGCTTTTAAACATTATGCGTTAATTAAAGATAAACTTACTGAAGTTGGACGAAGCCACTGGAAAGGTAATTTAAAAGACGGACATTTTTCATCAATACATGGTCATGTTACAGATAATTTAGCCAAAGGATATATGCTATTATGTGATAGGTATAGTATGCGTTCAAATTGGCGAGGCTATACATACGTTGACGAAATGCGTTCACAGGCACTATTACAACTTAGTCAAATAGGATTACAGTTCGATGAAAGCAAATCGCAGAATCCATTTGCATATTACACGGCCGCAATAACTAATTCATTTACACGTATATTAAATCTTGAGAAGAAGAGTCAAAATATACGTGATGATTTACTGGTAAAGCATGGATACAGCCCTAGTTATACAAGGCAATTAAATGATTATCTTATAGTTAAAAAAGCATCAGCACAAAGAGACGGAACTGATGAATCAATTTTACCATTGGATGTACCTGAAAAATGAAAAAATTATTTAAAAAAGTTGCTTGTTTTACTGATATACATTTTGGTATGCGTAATAATAGTCGTATGCATAACGATGACTGTGAAGAATTTGTAAACTGGTTTATAAAAGAAGCACAAGCACGAGGGTGTGAAACTTGCATATTTTTAGGCGACTGGCATCACCATCGAGCACAGATTAATGTTTCAACATTAAATTATACCATAAGCAATTTAGAACGATTAAGCCAAGCGTTTGAAAAAGTGTATGTAATTACAGGTAATCATGATTTATATTACAGAGAAAAACGAGAAATTAATTCGTTACCGTTTGGCCGAATTTGGAATAATGTTCAAATTGTAAATGAAATATTACGAGATGGTGATGTAGCAATAATTCCATGGCTTGTTGAAGAGGAATGGAAAAAAGTTGTTAAATTTAAAGAACCATACATATTTGGACATCTTGAGTTAGGCGGATTTAAAATGAATGCTATGGTAGAAATGCCCGACAATGGCGGACTTGGTATGGGACATTTTCCTAATCAAGAGTATGTGTTTACCGGGCATTTTCATAAACGACAAAACAAAATCAATGTACATTATATTGGTAATGCGTTTCCGCATAACTTTGCAGATGCGTGGGATGATGATAGGGGTATGATGATTTTAGAATGGGGTGGTAAGCCTGAGTATGTAAATTGGCCTGATTGTCCTCGATATACTACAACAGATCTTAGCACATTAATGGATAATACTGAGGATATTTTAAAACCTAAAACTCATATAAAAGTCGCTTTAAACATAGATATAACATACCAAGAGGCTAATCAAATCAAGGAAATCTACCTAAAAGATTACCCTATACGAGAAATAACATTACTCCCTAACGCAAATTCTGAGTACACAGAAAATCAATCAATTGAAAATTTAGAGTTTGAAACGGTTGACAAAGTGGTACTAAATCAGTTACAATGTATTAAGAGCGAAACTATAAAAATAGACAAATTAGTCAATATATATAATTCGCTATGAATCTACAACACCATAACGAAATACTTAGTGTTTCGTCTCACCTTGGCCATACAGGCAATTATGAAATACGGAAATACCGTAATAGTGGCGGTTACGTATTGATAGACATCCTTGGAGATTTTGTAATAATCGAAGAAGATTCTGTAGATAACATATACAGTATTTTATATGCTGACTTAGTTAAACATGACAAAATTAAAACAAACTGATAAAATATTTGTAGCACTTGATAACATGTCTTTACCCGAGGCCGAACGTGTTATTAAAAAATATGAAGGTAAGGTGCATGGTTTTAAAATTAATCATAGTCTCTTACATTCGTTGGCTCCTTATAAGGACCTTAATATATTTGTTGATTTAAAATTGTGGGACATACCAAATACAGTAGTATCTATAGTAGAACATGTTCTTGAGTTAGGGGCAACTTATACAACAATTAGCACGTTAAATTCTCCAGAAGTATTCAAACAACTAGAGCAATACAAAAGAGAAATTAACTTATTAGGTGTAACATATCTCACTTCGTGGTCAGGAAAAGAACAATATGAAATTATGAGAGAAATGCCTACGGGCATGTGGCGAAGACATATAAAGAAGATTGTCAATAGCGGATTTGCAGGAATAATTTGTAGCCCGCACGACATTGAGACTATAGAACATACGGATTTTAAACACGAACTTCTTAGAATTTGTCCTGGCATACGAACAAAGCCAACAAACGACGATCAAAAACGTACAGCAACACCAACCGAGGCATTTGAAAAAGGTGCCGATTATCTAGTAATGGGGAGATCATTTCTTAATGCTTAATATTCAATCATTATCTGTAAAAAACTTTATGAGTGTCGGTAATGTAACCCAAGCGGTTACGTTTGATGACGCAATGTTAACATTAGTACTTGGAAACAATTTAGATTTAGGTGCAAACGAATCACGCAATGGTACAGGCAAAACTACTATCATTAATGCGTTAAGTTATGGGTTATTTGGTTCTCCATTAACAAGCATTAAAAAGGATAACCTAATAAACAAGACAAACGGCAAAGGCATGATGGTAAGTGTCAAATTTGAAAAAGACGGCCATTATTATAAAATTGAACGTGGACGTAAACCAAATATTTTTAAATTTATAGTAGACGCACACGAAACAGATAACGGTACAACAGATGAAATGCAGGGTGAGGGTAAAAATACACAATCAGAAATAAACAAAATACTTGGAATTAACAGTACACTTTTTAAACATTTAATTGCACTTAATACATATACAGAACCGTTTCTTGCTTTGCGAGCTCACGAACAACGTGAAATGATTGAGCTTATATTAGGAGTTACACAACTTAGTGAAAAAGCCGAAACATTAAAAGAAACTATCAAAGAAGCAAAATCAAATATTAAAGAAGAAGAATTTAAAGTTAAAGCACAACAAGAAGCAAATACAAAAATAGAAAAAACAATAACAGATTTAGAACGCCGAACAACTGTATGGTATAAAAATCAGGATAAAGAAATTGTACAATTACAACAAGGGCTTGTTCGATTAAACAAAATAGATATTGAAAACGAATTAAAACAACACAAATTATTAGATGAATTTAATGAATGGCTTACTGCTAAGACTGCTACAAAAAAGGAACTAATCGCCGCAGAATCTGCGTTGAAAAGTGCCGATAATCACCGCATCTCTATTACTGAAGATCTCGAACAATTAAAAAATAAAAATTGTCCATTGTGTAAACAAGAACTGCACACTAACGGACATGAGGTTTTATTTAATCAAAAGAAAAAACAATTAAAAGAACAAGAAAAAGTTGTAAAGGAAGCACAAAGCACTCATGATGGTGCAGTTGCGGCAGGGGTAGTAATTGGACATCATAAAGAAAAACCATCTGTACTTTATGGTAAAATAGAATTTGTATACGAACACAAAAACTCATTACAAAATTTAAAGGATAAACTAGGCGAAAAACAAAAGGAAAAAGATCCTTATATTGAACAAATTGAAAGTTTAAAGGCAACAGCACTTACTGAAGTAACATTTGATAAACTTAATCGGCTAACAGATGACTTAACTCATAGAGAGTTTTTAAAGGATATGTTAACAAAACCTGATTCGTATATACGCAAACTTATAGTTGAGCAAAACTTAAAATACTTAAACTCTAAACTACAAAACTATTTGGTTGATTTAGGTCTTCCACATGTTGTTAAGTTTAGAAACGATTTGGATGTAGAAATAACAGAATTAGGACGAGATTTAGACTTTGATAATTTATCACGTGGAGAACGAAACAGACTTATACTAGGATTAAGTTGGGCATTTAGAGATGTGTTCGAAAGTCTAAATAGTCCAATTAACTTATTATGTATTGACGAACTTATAGATAGTGGTATGGATAATCAAGGTGTAGAAGCAAGCATGGCTGTATTAAAGAAAATGTCAAGAGAACGGAATAAGAATGTTTTCCTTATAAGTCATAAGGATGAACTGCAAAGCAGAGTTACTGATATATTACAAGTAGTAAAAGAGAACGGATTTACAACATACGAAACAACAAAAGACTTTGTAAGTTAGAATAAATATGTACAGAGGACGATTCCTATGAATGATTTTATAACACAACAATTTAGCTCATATAACTTATTTCAGGCTGCCGGGGATGTAGTTGAACTCAATGCGTGGGTTCATGATGATATTATTGATCAAATTAAACAACTTAATGAGGATCCTACAAAAATTAAACAGCACCGAATCAAAGATAGCAAAGACGGTCCAGAAAATGGTTATTGGTATAATAATGTTCCAGACGGTTGGGGACTACCACAAAATGCTCGTACTGTAGGTTGTTTATTGTATGATGCTGGTAATTATATACATCCTCATCGAGATAAATGGAAATCAGTACAACCAAACGGTGAGATAACAGGTGATTCATTTAGATTAGTAAATTATGTTAATCATACTAATCCTTCAGAATGCTGTTTTATATTAGATAATAAAATTATTCGTTTTGAACCAAAACGCTGGTATGCTATAAACACACAAAAATTACATCAAGGAATGTCGTTTGTAGATAATGTTGTACATTTATCTGCCGCATTGCATTTTGATCGTAATTGCCGAGAAGAAACAACATCTTGGTTACTAGATTCTATACCATTTGCCGCTGGAGCTCAAGATGATGTCAAGGGTGTCGCCTGTGAACGAATATCACAGGACGTATAATGAATAATGTATTTTATTGCCGCTCCGTTTGGGAACTATTTAAAATTTAAAGATGCAATTTCAGTAACAGGTTCATGGACACTTGCACCTCGTCCAGGTAGATTTAAACAAATTTTAAAAACTTTACGGTTTTCGAGGTCAGGCTGGATAAATAGAATTGGATTGCGTAACCCCGGAATTGAGGTTGGCATACGCAAACATAAACATAATGAGGTGTTAAGCATAGCACCTATTAAGTATGTTGATAATTTAAACTTACATAAACTTGTTCCGCCGAACATATCAGTAGAAATAAACATTAGTTGTCCTAACATCACACACATTGATGATAGATACTGTTTAAATGATATTAATTTATGGATAGAGGATAAACGAGAATGGTGTATTTGCAAAATACCTCCAGTGTTTTCAGAATACAAGATAGATCACATTATAGATCAAGGATTCACACAGATACACGCTTCGAACACAATACCAACGGACAGGGGTGGATTGAGCGGACGAGCAATCATACCCCATACACTAAGGATTCTGAAATACATAAAGACAAAGTATCCCTCAGTAACCGTTATAGCAGGTGGCGGGATCTACAGCAACGATGAAATAAATATGTACAAAGATAGTGGAGCAGACCATTTTAGTTTAGGAACTGTTTGCTTTACTCCGTGGAAGATACCTAGTATATTAAGAGGATACAATTAATGGATGTAGTAGAACGAGACAATCTAACTAAAGAATGGAACATCAAACAAAGTTTGTGTTCCAATTTTCCAGCACCTGGCGGTGGATGGCAACCAGATAATCCAAATGATCTACTTTTAAAAAAAACTGATAACACAGGTTATATAAATTCTAGTATTTCGGATTCACTTAAACGAATACTAAAAAATCAGTTTAAAGAAAGCGATGATTTTGCAGATGTTGTTAATCAGGACAACGAGGTTGATAATATGAAAAAAATACATCAAATTAATTTAGTAGATAATTATAAAGATAAACTGGATACGTTTGACATTAATGATTTTTCAACAGCAATTAGAGAAGAACTAAGCATAAACATTACAAATCCAGAATTAGATTCAATGAATACCATTGAAGAAGTAACAAATTTTTTAGATGAACGTTCGAAGAACTATTAAAAAAGTTGCATGCCAAGCAAAAGTAAAACTAAGGGTAGCTCGTTTGAAAGAGAAACCGCAAATAAACTATCCACCTTATATAATGAGAGCTTTATACGAACCCCTTCATCCGGTGCGTATGTTGGCGGCTCAAACGTTATACGTAAAGAATACTTATCGGACGGTCAAATACAATCCTTTAGAGGGGATATAATACCACCTGACGACTGGAAATACTTTAACGTGGAATGCAAATCATATGCTGATTTTCCATTTCATCAATTGTTACTCAGCGATGATATTAGATTATTAGACGAATGGACAGGACAGTTACTAGAAGTAGCTGAAGAAAATGATTTAAACTTACTAATACTAAAGTTTAATCACAAAGGCAAATACATAGGCTTTCAAAAACGGCTTTTTAATATTTTTACTACTAATAGGCATATTATATACAAACATTGGGTAATAACAGGCTATAAAGAATTTTGGGAATTAAATATGGATTCAGTAAAATACTATTCAATGAATGGTATCCCACAGCCGCTATTGTCGTAAGACCGGTCGAGTTCGGGTACGCCCGTTCGGATTTCCGTAGGCACAAAAAAATCACGAGCCCATAGTCGCGAGATGGGAACGAGCAGGCAATCCTGACTACTTTGGAACCTGCAAGGTTGATTATAACTGCCTTCTATAGTTATAATCGTAGTTAACCTGCGTTGGATAAGCAGACTTTAAAAGCGTACAGCCCAACCGCGTTTTCCTTTAATTAAAGGTTAGTTGATAGAAGGTGTGTAGTCCGAAGGGAATAGGCACATTTAGCCGTAAACAGGCTAAGTGTGACTTGACACTCAGGGAATAAGTTCTAAATAAGTCTTATTTTCTAGTATAAATATCTTTTACAAAAAGTTTAAACTGAAGATACGTAGTATCTGAAAGTTTCGATAAGCTGAAGGCTTATCGTTTGTTAATGGAGTTAACATAATGATTAAAATAGCACACAGGGGTAATATCGCTGGGATAAGCGAATATGAAAACTCTCCTGATTATATTGACGAAACCTTGCTTAAAGGATATGAAGTTGAAATAGATGTATGGTTTCATAAGGATGGTTTATGGTTAGGACATAATTCTCCGAGCTATATGACTGATTACGATTGGATCCAACAACGAGCAGATAGATTATGGTGTCATGCTAAGAATTTTGAAGCACTAGATTATCTATTAGGATTTCCTCGAATTAATTGTTTTTGGCATCAAGAAGACAATTATACAGTAACATCAAAAGGTTTTATATGGGCCTACCCTGGTTGGGAAGGAAGCGACATTCGCACTATAGCAGTAAAACCAAATGGCACTTTAAAACTTAATGAGTTTCATGGTGTTTGTACAGATGATTTTTCTAAACTAGAAATATGAAAAAAGTTGCAGTATGTTTCAGCGGTCAACCTAGATTTGCTGAGGTAGCATGTATTTTCAATCGTCCGTATTTTGAAACTAAAGAAACCCAGGTTGATTATTTCTTACATACCTGGGATACTCAAACAATAGCAGAAGTTGTTGTAAAACACGACATACCTGACCTCACCGAAAAATTAAACACTTACTATCCATTTAAACGTATACAAGTTACAGGATATGATATCATAGACAATTGGTTGGAAGAAAATCCTGGATGTTGTTATTGGAAGGATCATGAAAAACAAGAAACAGAATGTGAAATAGGACATGCAGGAAATTATCAAGCATATGGCATGTTCTTTAGCATGATGAATTCATATAAATTATTAGATGATCATTATGACATAGTATATAGAATGCGTTTAGATTGTGCAATTAATCCTAATGCGGCGGCTCCGATAGAGGATGCAATAAGTTGGGCTAATGATAAAGCACCGGATGGTATCTATACAACTGATATGACTTTTAGAGATGGCAGAACAAAAATTGTTGATATATTATTTTTTGGAAGCCAATCCGCATCAGACATGGTGTATCCTAACATAACTGATATTATGAAAAAAAGAATCTTAAATGGAGAGAAACATTTTCATACACACACAGGATGGCATCATATATTTTCTGAATCAGGAGTAGGATTACGAACATATAAAAGTCCATTGCCACATAAACTAGTACGAGAACCTGCTACTAAAATACCGCTTGATGAAATGTCTTGGAGGACAATGGCTAAAGTATCACAAAAATGGGACGGGCTAAATGCACATTGGTCTAATACACGTAGAGATTTTAGTATGCCTTCTACCTTTTAGATGCTTGTTCCGCATGTTGTTGTTTTAACTTTTCATTTTTCTCAGTTAAAACTATTTGTAACAATTCTCGTTCCTTAGGAGTCATAGAAATGACATCTTTGTAATTTACAATACCGTCACTGTAAACTACAATTTCTAACAAGTACTTTATAAATTGATCGCTCTCGGCCTTATACTCCCCAACTAACGATTCGATATTTGAATATCCTGCGTTGAGAAGCCTTATGCGAAAAAACTTATAGGATCGGAACTAATGGCAGTTTTATATTTGTGTTTGCAACCTTGACATTCTGCATCGTATGTCAAGTCAGTACCGGATTTATTTAATTCTTCTAATGATCCTTGTAGTTTATCGTAATCAGGCTTAGTAATATTTTTTAACCATTCTAAAATATGTTCTGGCGTACCAACATGATTGCCATCTGGCATTTCGACTTTTATAATACCATCTCTTAAATTTTCAAAATTTAATTTTGTTAATTTAACAGAATAGTCTGTCATTATTGATAGTTGCTTTTTGTTATCAGTTTTTGAAGTGTCAAGTTCACGCAACATCATTTGGTACTCTAAGCTAGCCATAGTAATTTTAGTTTGTATATTAATTCGCGATGGCTGAAGATAAACTTTTAAGTCTTTAATGTTTATAACCGGAGTTTCATCAATTTCCTTGACATTTGATAAAATCTCTGTTAATTTAAATGTATAGTCTGTACTTTGTTTACATTCAGGACATTCACTTGTTACATCAAACTCTTCGCCGTATGTAGCAAGTCGAGCACCTATTAAGATTACATCAGCATCTGCAATAGGTACTTCATCAATATCGTGAATATCAGGAGTACAACTTTTTATAATTTTTTTTAATCCTTCGCCATTTAATAATGTGTCAGGATTTTTTAACCATATCTCGTCCTCGGCAGTCATTGGATATACTGCAAGCTCTCCATCTAAAGATAATTTTGGTGGAGTATTATAAAATTTACCCTTACTAGGTAATTTTATAAAAGCGCCAGGCGATCTAAAGTATTGTTGTAACGGATTTTCCATGTGGTAAATATTAGTTGAAGGTTTCTAATAGGTATTTATTCATGGCAAACATCTCCAAAGCAACATTCATTGATCAAGGTATCGAGTTCCCATTATGGGCTACAGAAGAAACTCTGCAGGCTGTTCGTTCTGCAATAGCTGGAGATGCGGGTCAAGATAGGCGAGATAGTAGAACTCAAGTACAAGCAACACGCGGTACTACAAAAGCAGTTGAAAAAACCGGAAAAGCATCACTTGATTACAATTTACGATTAATACGAACGTTTGGTAAGATGGATGGATCGTTTAAAAGTCTTTCGGATGCAATATTAGCATCAGGTGTTAAAGGCGGAACTGGGCAAATTATTGCAACATCACTTGGTGCTCTAGACAAATATGTACAGATAGTTAGACAATTATCAGATGTTGGTTCAGGATTAAACTCCGAGTATATTGATTTAGTAAATTCATCAGCTAATGCATTTATGTTTATTGATGAGTTTGCAAGTACAGTTGGTGAACACAATTTGGCTATACGTAATTTAGGTGAGTCGGCTACTGAAGGCTTTATGCAATTTTCACAGTTATCAAGGCAATTACAAGAAAATACTAGACAGTTCGGTATGTATGGTATGCAACAAGAAGAATTAAATGAATTATTATTAAACCAAATTGAAATTGAACGACAATCAGGTGCAACTGGGCTTGACGTAACCCAACGGACTGCCGCGGCAATGGAAAACTTAATTAGTGAAACATCAGGTATGGCAGAAATTACAGGACGTAGTCGACGAGAAGCAATGCTAGAAGCACAATCTGCAACACAAAGAGTTGATGTTAGCACATATCTACGTCAAGTACGAAATCGAGATGGTGACGAAGCCGCTGACATCGAAAGAGGTATGATTCAAAGATTAGTAGCTCAAATGCAACAACAGTTTGGCAAAGAAACTGGTGCAGTAATGGCTAACGATTTTATTAAAGCATATGTAACTGGTGGAGGGTTAGCAGTAGCCGAAGAATTGCAAAAATTAGCTGGTGTAACGGATCCTACAAAAATACAGGCTGTTATTAAGGCTTTAGGATCAGGGGATAAGGAGCAACTTGGAGGTGCAATTAACTCATTAGGTTTAGAAATGGTAAAAGCCGCTGACAGCGTAGACGTTGTAATGTTAGGCTTACATGAGGGGTTGAACATGGCCGCTACTGCCGCATCTGACTTTAAAGAAATGACAACCAAAGAACTTGATGTCGCTAGAAAAAACCAGAAAGCCCATCTTGAAAGTACAGATAAAGATGTATTGTTATCTTTAGAAAACTTTCAAAGACAAATTATTGCACAAATTAGTGGTTCAGCAAATTCATTACTTGTTATTGCTGGAAACTTTGGCGTTGAGAGTATGAAACAGATGAACCAGTGGGCCGGAGGCATACCACAAGATCTTATAAAATTTTTAGGTATGGATATGACACAATATATCCAGGGCACTTTAGCTCATGTAGGTGGAGCAACACCATTTGCTACATTACCTGATGCGTATAATACGTGGGCCGGTAATGGTTCACCACATGACAATACTGCTCCAACAGTAACAGCCCCCCAAATAAATGCACAAGAACCAGATATATTTGCTAGTATTGGCAAATCAATTAGCGGAGCGTTAAGTCCAGCTTCTGCACTTATTTCTAAGGAAATAAACGATCTTAAAATAGCAATAAATAGTTTAAAAGAACTATTAAAAGAAAACCTATAACAAGAGAAATAGCATGGCCGGATGGCGAAAGCACTTTAGAGGTGCAGACATACAAAAATTAGAAGCAAAGACGGTTGGTAGTAGTGGACCGTCTGCTACACATAATAGGTTTCATAGTTGGTTACCTGAAGTTTATACAGGACAACCTAATCGTGTTGAACGTTATATGCAGTATGATCAGATAGATGTTGACAGCGAAGTAAATGCCGCACTTGATACATTGTCTGAATTTTGTACGCAACAACGTGACAACGATCATATGGCTTTTGAATTTAATTTTAAAGATGAAGCCACTGAAGCTGAAATTGATGTACTTAAAAAATCATTAAAACAATGGACAAACATTAATGATTGGGATACACGTTTATGGCGCATGATACGTAGTACATTAAAATATGGTGATCAATTTTTTATTCGTGATCCCGAAACATATGAATGGATTTGGGTTAATCCTGCTGATGTTTCTAAAGCAATTATAAATGAAGCAAAAGGTAAAGAAATTGAACAATATGTTATACGCAATTTACAATTAAACCTGCAAGAAAAAACTGCTAGTGAAATTATAGCACACTCAGATAATTATTCTAGTATGCAGACAATGCAACAAGGCGGTATTGTCCAACAGCATAATTTTAATAATATGCAATCATCAGCACTTTCTGATCAAATTAAAGAATACGGTGTAGATGCAGAACATGTAGTTCATTTAAGTTTAACCGAAGGGTTAGATGTAAATTGGCCGTTTGGTCAAAGTATATTAGATCATGTTTTTAAAACATATAAACAAAAAGAACTATTAGAAGATGCTATTATAATTTACAGAGTACAAAGAGCCCCGGAGCGTCGTGTATTTTACATTGACGTAGGAAACATGCCATCACATAAAGCGATGGGGTTTGTGGAACGTGTTAAAAATGAAATACATCAACGACGTATTCCATCACGTACCGGGGGTGGCGCAACTGTAGTTGATGCTAGTTATAATCCACTTAGTGTTATGGAAGATTATTTCTTTGCACAAACTGCTGAAGGACGAGGATCAAAAGTTGAAACATTGCCAGGAGGCGAGAATTTAGGACAGATTGATGATTTACGATACTTTACAAATAAAATGCTTAGGGCATTACGGATTCCTAGTTCTTACCTTCCTACAGGCCCAGATGATGGAACTGCTAGTTATGTAGATGGAAGAGTAGGAACAGCATTTATACAAGAATTTAGATTTACAAAATATTGTCAGCGATTGCAATCATTAGTAGCGCCTGAATTTGATAAAGAGTTTAAATTGTTCTTAAAGTTTAGAGGAGTTAATGTTGATAGTGGGTTATTTGATTTAGTATTTGTAGAACCACAAAGTTTCTCAGAGTATCGAGAACTAGAACTTAATCAACAAAGAGCAAATATTTTTGGAGCATTATCAGAAGCACCATTTTTGTCACGTAGGTTTACACTTAAAAAATATTTAAATCTTAATGAAGATGAAATTGTTGAAAATGAAAAAATGTGGGCTGAAGAAAATCCAGTAGTTGCAGGTTCCGATGACGGTCAAGTTGAAGCCGCAGATAATTTAAGTGCAGTAGGAGTACGACCTGTTGATACTGAAATGGCAGGTCTAGAGCCCGAAGCAGAAGCAGAAGCAGAAATGGCGCCTGATATGTCAGGACAAGAAAGCCCAATATCTGGCACGCCGCCAGAAGAAGGACCACCACCTGAAAGAGGAATATAATGAATTTAACTAATTTAGTAGAATATTATGACGCTGACGATGATAGGTTAACAAAGCAAAAGCCGTCTGATACACGCAAAATCAAACTAACTTTGCGACATTTAAATAAATTGAGAAAAATGCAAGAAATCAAAAAAGCTGATCTTGCAAAACGTAAAGATTTTTTTGATAAAATTTATTCAAGACCCGCACCTGAATCAGCACTATAATTTTTTATGCTGAACAATAATATATTAGTTACTGCTAACGCAGGCCGCTCCGCGAACTTTCTAGTTCGACTTCTGCAATTTAGTCCTGATGTATATTTTCAAGATTCAAATGATTACAATATGCGGTTTTCAGAAATATTTGAACCTGAAAATTTTATGACATCAAAAGTTATAGCTCATTCAAATATTAATTTTGAAGATTTATCTGAATCCCTTAAAGATCATTATTTGGACCGTGTAAGGCCTGATATAGCAAATGAGATTGATCCTGAAACTAATACCATTAATGCGAGCCCGCCTGTATCTGTAAACGATATATTATATTTTGAAAAAATGCTTGAGCAAGAAAAAGGCAATGTAAAGCATGTATATTTTACTCACGCTCAACATATATACAAAGATGATAAAATTGATTTTCTTCTACAAGATAACAGATATCTTGTACATGTTTATTTAGATAAAGAATCTTTTACTAACCTTCAAATTATAAAATTAATAATAGATCGGCAATGGTTTCATTTAACTGAACACATAGATGAGGAACATACAAAAGATGTTCGTCCAGAAGAATTAGAAAGATCAGCTAGAAGAGATGAAGAAGTACTATCAGAATTATACGGACAAAAGAAAGAGACACGCGAGTGGCTATTTTATAAACAAAGAGATTATGTTAAACTCCTAACAATAATATTATGGGATTGCTTAAGATGGATTAGAGACTATTCTTTACGAGATTTTCCAGATCCTGCTCACTTGCAAATTATTGAAGAAAGAAAAAACAAAATTATTGAATTTCCTATGTCGCATATAATAGATGCTAATAAAGTTCATAATTTAACAACTCGGTTAGGATTAAACATTGATATTAAACTTTTACAAAAATATATTAACGCATACATAATGTTAAACAAATATTATGACTATCCATTATTATCTGCTAATATTTTAGACACAACAAAATTATGTGAAGGGTTGTTTTATAACAGTGGTCGTTTAGGACAATATTTTGATGATATGAAAGATACAGTTAAAAACAAAGAACTAATAACGGAATTAATATCTCAACATTTTGGACATGCAGGTGTACACTATCCAGAATATATTAACATATATAAAATGATAGCTAAAATACTTAAACTAGTTATAGAACGAAACAGCGAAACTAATGGAGCATTTGTACACGGACTATATAGTCAAGAAATTGTTCATACCTTTTTAATGGATAATTTTGCCAAAGAAATAGCAATTAACAAACAAATTATAAAAGAATTATAATCAATTTTACAATTACAAACTCAAAAAGTTCTCAAAATTGTCAAAACTTGTCGTTTTTGACCCAATTATACCCCTTTTTGATTTACTATATTAAATAACATATACGCAATTTTTCAGGAGTTGTTATGACTACACGAGATAAATTAGAAAAAGTCCTCGAATATATTATAAACGAGGAAACAGACAAAGCAAGCGACCTGCTTCACGATGTATTCGTGGAAAAGGCACGAGGCATATATGAAAACCTCGTTACTGAAGATGAAATAACTGAAGACGATATTCTTGATGAAAAGAAAGATGACGACGAAGTTGATGAATCTAAAGACGACGAAGTTAAGGAAGATAAAGATATAGACGAAGCAATTGTTAGGAATCCAGAACAAGATTTTACTAACGATATGTCACATTCTAAACCTGTGCATGATGATATCGAAGAGATTGAATCAGAAGAAATGTACAGCGAAGATGGTGAAGAAGACGAAATGCCAATGGACATGGATATGGAAGTAGAGCCCGAAGCTGATGTTGACGGTGAAACAGGCGATCCAGAAGTAGACCAAGCATTTGTTGATGCTGAAGAAGCATTAGATCGTTTGAAAGCTGAGTTTATGGGATTAATTGGCGGTGAAGATGAAGCACCAGCTGACGAAGAAATGCCAATGGACATGGAACCAGAAATGGAACCAGAAATTGAAGGTCAACAATTTGAATCCAAAGTTAAGGATACAGTTGAAGAAGATTTCGAAGAAATCGAAGAGGCCGCATCAATGAACTCCGTAGCAGATCCTAGTAATACTGATACAGCAGATAATAAAAAGTCACCCATAGCAGGTAAAAATGATATGGGCGGAACCGCTGTTAAAGTAAATGATGGCTCAGAAGGCGATCACGGTTCTCCATCTGTTTCAGAAGATTCAGCAGGTAACGTAAATGTTCCTGGTGGAAAAGCCGGCAAGTCACAATCAGATGTGTCAGCCCCGGGAAACAGTGAAGGCGCGGACAATAAAACAAGTCCAATTGGTTCATAAGGATAAACAATGAAATTAGTTGAAAGATTGAGTTTTGAACAAGCAAAGCTAAGTGTAGAGAGTATCCAGGAAGGTGAAGGATCTGAAAAGAATCTTTACATGAATGGTGTGTTTATACAAGGTGATGTTAAAAATCAAAATTCGCGAGTATACCCAATTAATGAAATTGCAACCGCAGTTAAATCTCTGCAAGAAAAGATTGTTAAAGGTTTTTCAGTTTTAGGTGAGGCAGACCATCCAGATGATCTAACAGTTAATTTAGATCGGGTGAGCCACATGATAACTGAAATGAGTATGAAAGGCTCGGACGGAGTAGGTAAACTTAAAATTTTACCAACGCCTATGGGTAATATCATAAAAACATTACTTGAGTCGGGCGTCAAACTAGGTGTTTCCTCTAGAGGAAGCGGCAACGTTGGCGAATCCGGCAAAGTAAGTGATTTTGAAATTGTAACTGTAGATATAGTTGCTCAACCAAGTGCGCCAGAGGCATATCCAAAGCCCATTTATGAGGCTTTGCATAATATGCAGGGTGCTGATGTTCTAACTAAGTTAGCTGAAGCAACAACGCACGACAGACGAGCTCAACAACATTTACAGAAACACATAATTGGGTTCATAAAAGAACTCAACAAGTAGGAGAGAAATTTATGGCAAATGCAATTGAGGACCTGTTAAGTTCTGAGGCACTCTCCGAGGATGCTAGAGGTCAAATCCAGGAAGCGTGGGATTCTAAACTAACTGAACAAAAAGAAGCTATGAAAGCTGAATTGCGTGAAGAGTTTAGTCAACGATATGAACATGATAAAGGTCAAATCGTTGAAGCAATGGATCACATGTTATCGGATGCGATTAAAGCAGAAATTGAGGAGCTTGCCGAGGACAAAAAAGGATTAGTTGATAGCCGAGTAAAGTATACGAAGGCTGTTGGCTCACATGTAGATGTTCTTGATAAATTTGTAACCGAAGCCCTTGCTAAAGAAGTGAAAGATCTTCGCACAGATCGTAAAACAAGTGGTGATAACTTTGCGAAATTAGAAAGTTTTGTTGTTAACAATATTTCTAAAGAGCTTAATGAGTTTCACACAGATAAACGAGCTGTTGTAGAGCAAAGAGTTAAATTGGTTAAAGAAGGTAAGGCTTTGATTGCCGAGACAAAACGTGACTTTGTTAAAAAGGCCGCTGAAAAAGTAGAAAATATCATCAGTGGCGCTTTAAGAGCTGAAGTAGGAGCACTTAAAGAAGATATTGAGTCCGCAAAACAAAATAACTTCGGAAGAAAAATTTTCGAAAGTTTCGCGGCAGAATTTTTAACAAGTTATCTTGCAGACGGCACAGAAGTCAAGAAATATCAAAACAGGGTAACAGAGCTAGAGACAAAACTTGGTGAAAGTAATGGCACTCTAGAAAAAGCAATAGTCGAAATTAAAAAGTCGAATGCTAAAATTAAAATCGCAGAAGACACAGCACAACGTGAAAAACTTTTAAGCGAATTATTAAGCCCACTGGCAAAGGGTAAAAGAACTCTTATGGGAGAACTGTTAGAAAGTATTCAAACAGATCAACTTAGAGGATCTTTTCAAAAGTACTTGCCTGGCGTATTAAATGAGGAAACTGCTGTTTCTGCAAAGAAAATGCAGAATAAGCAAAAACTTACAGAAGACGCTAAAATTAAAACTCAATCAGAAACGCAATCAACAAGGCGAACTGTGATTACCGGCAATAGGCCAGTTCACATTTATCCAGAAACCAGTGATGCAAAAGCTGAAATACTAAATCTGCAAAAATTAGCAGGTATGAAATAAAATAAAGTAGGAGAAATATATGGCAGACGCAATTTTTGAGTCAAATTGGCAACAAACTAAAGAGGCTCTCTGCGATGGTCTGGAAGGCAACAAAAAAGTTGTTATGGAAACAACTTTAGAAAACACACGACAGCATTTAATGGAATCCGCTACTGCAGGTTCTACAAACGCAGGTAACGTCGCAACGTTGAATAAAGTTATTCTTCCGGTTATACGCAGGGTAATGCCTACCGTTATTGCTAACGAAATTATCGGAGTCCAACCAATGAGTGGACCCGTCGCGCAAATTCACACACTAAGAGTACGTTACGCTGACACTGACAATGGTGCCACTGCAGGTAGCGAAGCACTTAGTCCCTTTGATATTGCCGCAAATTATTCAGGTGCACCGGCCTCAAGTGCCGCACCTAGCCCAACAGCCGATTTAGAAGGAATAGCTGGTAACAGAATGTCCATCCAAATCTTGAAGCAAACAGTTGAAGCGAAGTCGCGTAGACTGTCCGCACGTTGGACTTTTGAAGCCGCACAAGATGCACAATCACAGCACGGTCTAGATGTTGAAGCAGAAATTATGGCTGCTTTGGCTCAAGAAATAACCACTGAGATTGATCAAGAAATCTTGAGCAGCCTTGGAACATTAGCTGGAACAGCCATTGGTACATACGACCAAGGTGCAGTTTCCGGTACAGCCACGTTTGTTGGTGATGAGCATGCCGCTTTAGCAGTTCTAGTTAATAGAGCCGCTAACTTGATCGCTCAACGCACACGTCGTGGTGCAGGTAACTTTGTTATTGTCAGTCCGACTGCATTAACAGTTCTGCAAAGTGCTACAACTTCAGCGTTCGCAAGAACAACTGAAGGTACATTTGAAGCACCAACCAATACAAAATTTGTTGGAACACTGAATAGTTCAGTACGTGTTTATGTCAATGCTTATGCAACAGACGCAACAGACGTGTTAGTTGGTTATAAAGGACCAGGCGAAATGGATGCCGCAAGTTTTTATTGCCCATACATACCGCTAATGAGTTCTGGGGTCGTACTTGATCCAAGTTCCTTTGAACCAGTCGTAAGTTTTATGACTCGATACGGTTATGTCGAGTTGTCGAATATGGCCAGTTCCTTAGGTAATGCAGGTGATTATCTTGCAAAAATTGGTATTAATACAACCAACCTTAGCTTCATTTAAGCTAAACTATAAACAAGGTACTGCTTCGGCAGTACCTTTTTTTACGACTTGATTTTCTTGATAAATAATTTAAATTAGTTAAAGTATCAAAGATAAAGACTATGAGTTCCATTTTAGTTCCATATGAAAATAGCAATTTAGAAATTGATAGTTGTTATAATATAACCATCCCAAAGGGAACAGACGCTGAACGTACCCACGCAAGTTTTTCATTAAAAGAAGGCGCACTAAGATATAATACAACTTCCAATGTTTTAGAATTTTATAATAGTTCATCCTGGGTTTCTCCAGCAATAAATCTTACTGGATTAAGTGATGTAGGTACAGCCACAGCAACTTGTGGAAATTTGTTAATAGGTGGTGGAGCATCATTTACATCTCAACCAGTTTCAGGTCATATTACTTTAGCCGCGAATGGAAGTACAGTAGTTCAAACATCTGTTATATGCAGTCAAACTTGTGCTACAATTGATAGCAATAATGATTATTTGCTAGTTGTTGATGCAACAGATAATGCATATAAAAAAGTATTAGCATGTGATTTTTCAGTATGTTGTGCTACAACTGCTGGATCATCAAGTGGTGGTATATCCGATTCAGCTTGTTGTCTTACAACTCCAAGAGATTTTTCAGTTACAGGCGATATAACTGCTACGGCAGTTTCATTTAATGGTACTGCTAATGTTGCTCTTAGTGCATCACTTACTGCCGGTTGTATTGTTGATGCAGATATTAATGCATCTGCTGGAATTGATTATACTAAAATGGGAACAGTACCTACGTGGAATCAAAATACAACAGGAACAGCGGCGACCGTTACAACCCCAGCACAACCAACTATTACAACTGTCGGCACTCTTGCAAGTTTAACCTTAGCAGGTACAGTATGTTTTACCGGGTTAGCTAGTCATCCAAGTACACCTTCTGCAGGTTGGGTGTATTACAATAATGGTGATAACAAGTTAAAAGTATATAATGGATCAGCCTGGCAAGATTTAAATTAGGTTTATAAATGAAAACAACAGTTAAAGTTACAGACGATTATTATTTAAACGCCGCAAATGCTTGCACTTGCAGTTTAGTATTATCATGTACAACAAATTCTACAGGGGCAGGTATTGGAGCTCTTGTTGTTAATGGCGGAATGGCTGTAGCATGTGATGTTTGTATAGGTGGAAACATTAACGCAACAGGTAATATTACCGCGCAAGGAAACGTTACAATTGGTGATGCAGATACGGATCAGATATGCTTCGGCGGAGATATACATTCTGATATTATACCTAATGAAAGTGCATGTTATGATTTAGGATCCACAACACAAAAATGGAATTGTGGATTTATTGACATTATTAATACATGTACCATTGATAATACATCTACTACAAATTCAACCAGTACAACAACAGGAGCGTTAGTAATTTGTGGTGGACTAGGTGTTGCTTGTGATACATGGCTCGGAAATGATCTAGTTGTTTGTGGTGATTTAACTGTTTGTGGATCACAATCAGCCGGTTCAAGTGCATCAAATCTTCATGCTACAGGCACAACAAACGCAACTAATACAACCACAGGTGCTTTACAATCATCAGGTGGCTTAGGTGTTGTGTGTGATGTTTATGCTGGCGGAAATGTTACTGCTACTTGTTTTGTTGGTGACGGATCAGCATTAACAAATGTTTCAGGCGGTGGTGGTGGTTCAGGATATTGGACATGTACTGGAAATAATTTAAGTTACGCAACAGGATATGTTTGTGTTACTGATACAACAAATTCAACTAGTACAGCCACAGGTGCTTTACAATCAACAGGTGGATTAGGTGTTGTGTGTGATGCTTGGTTTGGTGGTACAATTACTGTTCCAACAATGTGTGTTACTTCTTGTTTTATGTCAGTAGGCGCAAGTACAACAACTATATCTTCAGGTTCAAATATTGAACTTGATGCTACTAATAGGGTGCTTGTTACAGATACACCGTTTAGACTTGCAAGTTTTACAACTACTACTAGAAATGCATTAACAGCCGCAAATGGCGATTTAATTTACAATACAACAGATAATAAAGTACAAGCATATGCCAATGGTGCATGGGCGGATCTACATTAATGGATGAAAAAGAATATATTGTAACTCTTAAAAAAGGCGTTGAATACGATCAATTTAATCAAGAAATGATTGCCTCAACAGGCGCCGGCGACATACCTAATAGAACAGTAGATGTTGCTAATCCTAGACTAGCTTCACAACGAAATACCCACTATGCATTAACTAAAGAAGAAGCAATAGCATTACGTAATGATAGTAGAGTTATAGATGTTGAAATCCCACCACAAGACAGAGATGATATAGAAATTGGACTTACTGCAAGACAATCTGGAGATTTTACAAAAACTACTAGTGATTCTGGAAATTATCTTAATTGGGGTATGAGACGATGTATTGATTCTACAAACTCTGCATATGGCACAAACACAACTGTTTCAGGAGATTACACATATCATTTAGATGGTACAGGAGTTGATGTAGTTATTCAAGATTCTGGCTTACAAGTAGACCATCCTGAATTTAATGATGCTGATGGCTATACCAGAGTTCAACAAATAAATTGGTATACTGAAAGTGGAGTAACTGGAACTCAAAGTGGTAATCATTATAGAGATTATGATGGACATGGTACACATGTCGCAGGCACAGCCGCAGGTTTAACTTACGGTTGGGCAAAAAATGCTAAAGTATATTCTCTTAAAGTAGGTGGTATTGAAGGTAGTGGAGATTCAGGCACAGGTATTAGTATATCAGATTGTTTTGATGTTATAAAAGAATGGCACAATAGTAAAAGTGTAGATCCTGCAACAGGATATAAAAGACCAACTATTGTTAATATGAGTTGGGGATATGGATCGTATTTTACAAGTATTGTAAGCGGTGTGTATAGAGGAACAGCATGGACTAGTACAAGCAGGGATACTAGTAAAGGCATGGTTGGCTCTTATACATGGGCAGGATACAGGTATGTCACTAGAATTGCAAGTGTAGATACAGATGTAGAAGAATTAACCGACGCAGGTGTTCATGTTTGTATCGCCGCAGGAAATAGTTATCAAAAAATAGATATATCAGCTGGGACCGATTACAATAATTATTTTACTAAGTCTGATTCCTCTACCAATTACTATAATAGAGGTGGATCTCCATTTGGTGATGACGCTAATATAGTAGGCAATATAGATAGTAATACTCATTCTGGAGGACTAGAACAAAAAGCAAGTAGTAGTGAAAATGGTCCAGGAGTTTCAGTATGGGCACCAGGCTCAAATATCATGAGCTCTTTTAGTAATACTAATGCTCATAGTGATGGAACTTATCCAGGTAATTCTAATTATAAAATAGGTAATATTACAGGAACTAGCATGGCAAGCCCACAAGTATGTGGAGTAGGTGCATTAATGTTACAAGCAAATCCCCATGCTACTCCAGCACAACTTAAAGCATATATTATTGCACAAACTGGATCAAACCAAATATATTCTACAGGCAATGATAACGATTATTCTAATTCTAGAAGTATAAATGGAAGTAATAATAGATTTCTTTATAATTCATTTAGTAATGAATTTGGTGTTAGGATAAGCAACTCATAAATATTGCTATAGATTGGACACTACATGGCAATACATTTAAATCATCAAACAAATAACATTAGTAGTAGTAGTCAAGTATTGACAGTGGATCAAAACGGTGCTATAATAGTACCAATTGGAACTACATCTGGGCGAGCTCAAACTGGTGTTGCAACAAATGGATCATTACGTTACAATAGTGATAATGATAACTTAGAACATTACAATGGTGCTTGGCAACATGTTGTATCATTACCGGATGGTGTTACCCTTCAAGACAAAATTGATGAAACATCAATTGCTTTTGCTATAGCATTGGGAGGTTAGTGAGTGAGTTCTTTTTCATATTTTAATCCTGGTATTAACTACCTTAATAAACCTAAAAAAACAGAAGGCGGAACATTTTATGAGCTGGAACATGTTGATCAAAATATTGTACCTGAGCAACATAATGTCCATTGTCTTGGTTTAGAAGGAACTGGAAATAATTCAAACCAATGGAAATGTGTATATTCAATTGGTGTCCAAACAACGAGTGTAACAATTGGCGGCACATTATTATGTTCTCCTAGTAGTGGTAATTTTAATATTGGAATTTCAAGTCTTTGTGATATTCCAGCAAGTCCGGGTACTAATCAAAATCTTATATGGACAGGAAGTGCTTTTGCTTGGTGCGACACTACATCAGGTTATAGTTCAGCCGCTTTTGATACTGACTTTGGTAATAAATCGACAACTGATTTATCTGAAGGAACAAATTGCTATTATACTGATGTAAGAGCTCAAACCGCAATAACAGGTGGCACTGGTGTTACAGTAGTAAGTGGAGCAGTATCAATTCCTCAAACAGTCGCTACAACTAGTTGTCCTACATTTTGCAATTTAACAATAGACGGAAATCTTACAGTTAATGGTGCTTGCACAATAGTTACTTCTAATTGTGTTAACATCGGTGATTCAACTATTACATTAAACTCAGACGAATTAGGAACACCAACTGAAAATGCAGGCTTAGAAGTCGAAAGAGGAACGGCTACTAATGTTGGTATTATATGGAACGAAACAAGTGATGTATGGCAAGTAACATGTGATGGTAGTACGTATAATAATATTATATCTACGCCTGATGTAACTAGTAGTTTACCTTCACAAACAGGAAATTCTGGTTGTTATCTAGGAACAGATGGAGCAAGTGCTAGTTGGGACACTCTTACTAAAACTACTGTTGGATTAAGTAATGTCGATAATACAACTGATGCAGGTAAACCAATATCAACTTCTACACAATCAGCATTAAATTTAAAAGCACCACTTGCATCACCAGCTTTTACAGGTACACCTACTGGTATAACTAAAACACATGTTGGATTAAGTGATGTTGATAACACAACTGACGCCAACAAACCAGTATCGACTGCAACACAAACAGCATTAGATGATAAACTTGCTATAACTACAGCCGGGACCACTTATGCACCACTTGCATCACCAGCATTAACAGGTACAGCCACAGGAGTAAATCTTACACTTAGTGGAGATTTAACAGTTGATGGAACTACAACTACTATTAATAGTACTACACTTTCCGTTGATGACAAAAATATTGAATTAGGCTCTGTTGCAACTCCAACAGATGTAACTGCTGACGGCGGAGGTATTACTCTTA